GGAAGTATACTCAGTCAGTTAAATGGCTTATCACATTTCTCATTAAATACTTTGACTTAGATTAAGAAAGGATTCAAAAATGAACGAATTACAAATTACAGAATTAAATGGTCAACGAGTTTTGACTACACAACAAATCGCTGATGGTTACGGAACAAAAAAACGGACTATCGTTGATAATTTCGGAAATAATAAATCACGATTTAAAGAAGGTAAGCATTTCTTTTTATTAGACGGAGAAGAACTGAAAAAATTCAAAGACAACAACGAAAATTTCGGTGTAGTCGGAAATCGAGCACCTAAACTTTACCTATGGACAGAAAAAGGAGCGTTGCTTCATGCGAAATCTTTAGGAACTGATGAAGCTTGGGATATGTACGATATTTTAGTCGATACTTATTTCAAAGTTCAAGAAGAAAAACAAGTACCGCAAACTCCTGAACAACAAATTGCATTACTCGCTCGAGGAAACGTGAACTTGAATAAAAAAGTTGAGCAAATCGAAAATTCAGTTCTTGATTTGACTGACCGATTCGGACTTCCTTCAAATAAAGCTAAAGTTTTGCAAAAGAAAGTAGCAAGCAAAGTTTATATGTTTACTGGCGGTAAGTATTCAAATGCTCATAAGAAATTAGGTGGCAAAGTATTCAAAGAGTTTTATAAAGATTTAGACAACCATTTTGATGTTGCGAAATATAGCGATATTCCATTAAGTCGTTATGATGAAGCGTTAGAATATCTTGATATGTGGCAACCATCATTCAATACAACGCTTGAAATTCGTGGATTGAACTCACAAACTAGTTTTGATTTTTAAGCTTAGAGAGGAAAACACATGGAACAAACACTTGAAGTACAAGCAACTATTTCAGTTTTAATTCCAGAAGATAAGATTCTTGTAGATAAAGTTGAATATCAAGAGCTTAAAGAAAAAGACTTTGACGGTTGGGTTGGTATGGATGTTTTTACAGAAAAATCAAACCGTAGTATTCCAACAGTTTCCAAAGTTTTAAGAAAACCTGATTTAAGAAAAAGAATATCAGTTGAAAACGGAGGTTGGGTATATTACCCAAATGGTAAAGGAGATAACTGGTCGTTTAGGTTTAAAGAAATGATGGATTTTATAAACAAAGAATTTTATCAAAAGTTTTCAGGAGGAAGTAAATAAAATGTTCGGATTTAAAACAAAAGAAGAAAGTGCGATTCTTGCTGACCATAATAATACGGTTAGAGATATTAAAGAGATGATGGCACTGATTGACCAAATGTCAACCACAATCGTAACACAAGCTCAAATGATTGGTACAAGAGATCAATTGCTTGATGAAGCATATTTAAAACTTGAATCAGCCGAAACAGAATTAATTATTCGTCGCAAGAATGATGAATTTCGTCAAAAATTGGCGGTGATGAAATGAAAAATCAAGAAAAAACAATTAATCATCTTGGACAAGTAGTTTATCAAGAGTCAGTCGAATTTTATAAAGAAAAACTCTCAGATTGCTCAAAAGATTTTCTTCAAAATTCGCTCATCCCTCAGCTTTATGAATGGTCAAATGCTTATAAAGCTGCGATTGAACTGACAAAATAAAAAAGCCCTGCATGGCACGCAGAGCAAGTAGGAAATTCGCCAAAACTTCTACTTAAATTATACCACGAATGCCTAAAAATTTGAAATGGAGAATTTAAATGGACTTACAACTTATACCAGTAGATGGTGATGGACAAAGGGTTGACTTGAATCCATCAGCTATAAAAGATATGGATAATATCACACTTACAGAATTCTTAGCTCAGGCAAAGATTATATCTGACCTTTATAAAAAGGGCGAAACTGAGGTTAAAAAACGGCTTGATGAAGGTCAACAATTCAATCGTTTGAGTTATGGCAAAGCAGCTCAACAAAAGGTTTTAACCATGACTAATAAACAGAAATATGACTTAGTTAAAGCTCATGGTTGGGATTGTGTAGAGCCAATTACTTTAACTAAACTCAAGAGCAAGTTTGGAGATGGAATCGAGCAAGAACTTGAGCAGTCCATTGTATATAAAGATAAAAAAGCACCTATTAAATGGGATGCGTGAGGTAAATTATGGCTATAAAAATAACTAAAGCAACTGATATTAATCGAACAGAAAACTGGAGAGTATTATTATACGGCAAGCCAGGTCTTGGTAAGACAAGTGCAATTAAAGGATTAGCCGGAAAAACTTTGGTTCTTGATTTAGACGGTTCAAGTCGTGTCCTTGCAGGCTTAAAAAATGTAGATGTCATTTCATTTAATAGAGAAGAACCGATTCAATCAATGAAGGAATTCCTCAACGAGTCAAAGAACTTAATTAATGGCTACAATACCCTAGTAATTGATAATCTCACAGCGTTTGAGAAAGACTGGTTTGTTGCTCGAGGGCTGAATAGTAAGAATGGAATTCGAAATGAAATTCAAGACTATGGAGATTATACAAACTATTTTCTAAGGCTTATCTCAAAGATATATTCTCTACCAATCAATATTTATGCTACAGCATGGGAGTCTAAAAGAGATATTGATTTAGAAGACGGGACGAAGCTGACAGAATATATCCCTGATGTCCGCAATCAAGTTTTAAATCAATTACTTGGACTTACTGATGTGGTAGGAAGAATTCAGGTTAATCCAGCAACTCACGGAAGAGGGGCAATACTTGACGGAAGTGACGGTGTCTATGCAAAGAATCGCTTAGATGAGCGGATAGCATGCAAAATCGAAGACTTATTTAAGTTTGGTCAACAATCAAAACAAGAAAACACAGAAAATGGAGAACAAAAATAATGAAATTTAACAGAAACGAAATGAGTGCACTTTCAGGACAACAATTCACAGTGGGAGCACATCTTGCAACAATTACTGATGTTAAAAATCAACAATCTAAAAATGGCGATCCAATGTTCAAGTTTGATATTGAAGGTAATAATGGAGAAACTGCAAATAATTGGTTTTTGTTTGGTAAACCTTGGTCAGACGGCAACTTGCAAAGAATACTTGTAAGTATTGAAGATAACAACCAAACCATTGCGCCGATTGATTATGGACACAACGAACAAACACTTAACTTCTTGAAAAATAAACGTGTATTTATTTTAGTAAAAGAACGAACTGGGACATATATTGATAAAAACGGAGATGAGAAAGCTGCGACAGGTACTGAAATTAAAACTTTCTTGTCACGACCAGAATTTGCTTCTTTCGGTGGAGGTCAGCAAACACAGCAAAAAGCTAATGACCAATTTGGTGGGTCACCAATGGAAATTTCAGACGACCAACTACCATTCTAACTAAGTTAGTGCTGGAGGGTGGCGTAACGACCGTAAAGTCCATGAGTATTCAGTGCCTGCACATAAACACTCATTGCCAGCTTTTAATTTGAAAAATAAAACTTGAAATAAATATAGAAGAAAGGAGTATTCGTGGCACAAAGAAGAATGATAGATAAACGAACTATTCAAACACAAAAATTTTTGAGACTTCCTCTTGAAACACAGGCTTTGTATTTCCATCTTATGCTGAATGCTGACGATGATGGAGTTGTAGAAGCTTTTCCCGTTGTAAGAATGGTAGGAGCTGCTGAAGATAGTTTGGGTTTATTAGTTGTAAAACAGTTTATCAAACCATTGAATGAAGAAATGGTCTACTTCATAATTGATTTTAAAGAACAAAACACAATAAAAAAAGATCGATATAAAGCTAGTAAATATGCACAATTACTAACTAATGAAGAATTTGGAACCGAAATGGAACCGAAACGGAACCAACTTGGAACCTCAGATAAGAATAGATTAGATAAGAATAGATTAGATAAGAATAATAATATGTCAGGTAAACCTGACGATGTTATTCCATATTCTGAAATTCTTGAGTATCTAAATAAAAAAACTGGACGAAGCTTTAGAAATGTTGAAGCAAATAAAAAATTGATTAAAGCAAGATGGAATGAAGGCTATAAGCTAGAAGATTTTAAAACGGTTGTGGACAATATGGTTTCTAACTGGAGCGGTAAGATGTTTAACGGAGTTCCAGCAGAAAATTATCTGCAACCCAAGACTTTATTCGGAACGAAGTTTGATAATTACCTTAACCAGACACCAATGCGCCAAGAACAAGCACAGCCTTAT